ATTTGATTGGATTGCCAATTTTGAAGATGTTGTTACTGATAATTTATTGATTAAAAGAAGAAATTGGAGAAAAAGAACTTTAAATCAAAATCAAAGATTTTATCGTCGTAGATGGTTAAAAGTAGGTAGTAGATATAATAAAAATTCTACAGTAGAATTAATATCGAAGGATTTAATTGATAGAAAGGTAAGTAATGGATTAATAAATGGAACAACTATTCATTTAGAGTGGAAGGGTGGTGGAAGTGAAAAATCCATATTGCGCGGGTTAAACAGGCCTAAAGGTAAAAATAGGATAAGTTATGCAGATTTTGTCAGACAGGTTCTTCCCCCAGATATAGCAGAAGATTATATTACAAAAATTTTAAATAGTCGTAGGGAGAAGGGTAAAAAAAATAATAGAGGAATTATTAGTTTAGATTTTACGCCATCATCAATACAATCTTCCGAAATTTCTGGGATTGATGATGATGGATCAGAAATTATCTCCCAACCAAATGAAGATGGGATGATGGAAGTTGAGGAGAGTACTGAAGCTGTTCAATATTTGAGAAGTAGAAATATTGAATTTGATGCAAAGAAATTAAAACCAAGAACAAAGTTCACACCATTCTTTGAAAATATTGATATTTCGAATTATATTATTCCAAAACTTCTTGAGATTACTATGGAATCTGGATCTTTCCAGATCGGTGAAACTATAGAAAGCGATCCACATTATACGTCATCTCAGATTAAATTTAGATTATGTTCACCAAATCATAAAACTGGTCCATATAATCAACCTCAAGAAACATATAAATTCATACCATACACACAAACTCCACCAGAAGTATCATATTCCGGTTCTTCTACTATATTAAATGTTGATACTCGTTCTTTACAGTTACCAACAGAAATTGAATTTTTCGGATCTATTGGTATAGGGATGAAATTAATTGGCAAAACATCCGGTGCAGTTGCAACAATAACAAATAGAAGATTGATTAGTGATAATAATGGTAGACTTATTGGTTCAATATTTATTCCAGATTCTACAACTCCCGGAAATCCAAAATGGTTAAATGGTGAGAATGTATTTCGTTTGATTGGAGATACGTTATCCGCAGGAGTTAATAATATTAACTCCTTGGCTCAAAATACTGATTCTAGTGCAGAAACTCAATTCTCTTCTTATGGGGTTGAAGAAATACAAATTATCTCAACAAGACCCCCAATAGTTCCACCAGCGCAGGAATTTTTCCCAGAAGTTCCAACTACTCCAACTACTCCAGATATTGAAAATGATGTTGAAATATGCTCTAGTGTTTCTGTAAATAAAAATCCAGCACTAACGACTTCTGATGAGGCTTTATGTGGATGGTTTGCTAGAGTAGCTGATAATGACAATTCTCCATATGAAGACGTTGGAGATGTCGTAATTAAGTGGAATGGATCTGTTGTTTACGACAGTAGCAGTGGAACTGGAAACTATGTTAACGTAGATGTATTAACTTATAGTGGAGAAATTGATTATCGATTAGGAAATTCCATACCTTCAGAGTATAAAGATTTAATAGATGATATAAATTTAAGGAGATACAATATAAGAACTACTCGAAGAGAGAAAACTCATATAGGCACCACAGGAATTCTTGTTGGAGAATATATTTATTTCCCAGTAATGAATACTGGAAAATTCAATCTCACAAAAGGAACTTGGCCCGCTCCACAAGGTTCTAGAAGAAGTGCTTCTGGAGTTTCTTCTTGGGATATTGCTAGAGTAAAAGCATCTTTAGCGTCACAACCACCTAATATTGGAAAAATAAGAAGAAAAGATCCTCTTGCACAATCTTTCTTTATTGAGGATGAGACTGGTGTATTTTTAACTTCCGTTGAAGTTTTCTTTGAAACTAAAGATGATGAAATTCCAGTTACTTTACAACTGAGAACGATGATTGCTGGTGTTCCAAGTAATGTCATAATTCCATTCTCAGAAGTCACATTAGAACCCGAAAGTATTAACCTTTCGAATGATGGAAGTGTTGGAACTCGATTTATTTTCCCATCTCCGGTTTATTTGTCCGGTGTGCAGGAGCAGTCAGTAAGAGTTAATGAAGAGGCAAACTCTGAATACGCAATTGTTCTTCTTTCGGATAGTCCCAATTATAGAGTCTTTATTTCACGACTTGGGGAGGAAGATATTCTAACTGGCACAAGAATTTCTACCCAACCAACATTGGGAAGTCTATTTAAATCCCAAAATGGAACAACTTGGAATCCATCACAGTATGAAGACTTGAAATATAATATCTACAGAGCTTCATTTACAAATGAAGGAATAGTAAGATTCTTCAATCCTAAATTATCTGTAGGAAATAACAAATCAACTGTTACATCTACAAATAGTTTTATTCCACTTTCCAAAAAGATTATTGTTGGTTTAGGATCCACTGGATTTGATGCAGAAAATGTTGTCCCTGGAGTTACCTTATCTCAAGGATCTGCAACAGGAACTTTGACTGGAATTGCAGGTTCAATCTCCCAATCGGGCGTAATAGTAACAAACGTTGGTATTGGTTATAGTGTTGGAACTTATAATAATGTATCTCTAGAAACAGAAACCGGAAATGGATTTGGAGCACAAGCAACAATTGAAGTTAATGAGGTTGGAATTTCAACAGTTACAATTACATCAGGGGGAAATGCTTACTTAGTAGGAGATTCTTTAAATATTCCAAGATTGGATAATCTTGGATATGGTGGAAAGGTTACTGTTGTATCAATAGAAAGTACAAATACCTTTATTATTGATGAGGTTCAGGGAACATTCTCTTCTGGAATTACAACAATTAATTATACAAATTCTTCGGGTATTACTACGGAGGTTGGTTTGGGAGTAACGATATCATCAATTACCCAAGATCAATATTATGACGGATTGCATATGAAAGTTTTACACCAGAATCATGGAATGCATTCAACGGAAAACTATGTTAAGATAGAACAATTTAGACCAACTTCGGATGAAGTTAATTCTACGCTAACAGAAGAACTTCTTGCTGACGAGACTACAATATCAGTACAATCTGGAATTGGATTTACTCAGTTTGAAGGACGTTCTATTGGTACAGAAAACCCTGGTTATATTATTATTGGAAATGAAGTTATTGGATATACTCAAGTTATTGGCAATAACTTGATTACAACTTCTATACTAAGAGGTGTTGATGGAACTCCGATCCAATCATATTCAATAAATTCTCCAGTATTTAAATATGAATTCAACGGAGTTTCCTTAAGAAGAATTAATAAAGTTCACAATTTTGCCGAGGTTGATGGGCAGCATCCAATAGATCTCAATAATTACTTTATTAAGATCGATATGGACTCAACTGATTTTGATGGTGTTGGTATTGGTTCCAATAGATCAAATGATTTGTACTTCAGAAAGACTATTCAATCTGGAAGAGCTGGAACTATTCTTTCTAATAATATTCAATATGAAGTTCTTGGTTCTAAATTCAACACTCTTATTCCATCAGGAACAGATATAACCTCAAGAGTTAGAACATTTACTGGAACAAGTATTGGAGGAAATGAAAAATCATTTGTTGATGCAGGTTATCAAGATCTTCCTTTAAATGGAAGACTTTATTTCCAATCCCCAAGAGTAATTTGTTCAGATATTAATGAGCAGAAATTCATTACAGAATCTCCACAAAGAAGATCTTTTAGTATGGATGTATTAATGAATACAACTGATGAAAGAGTCTCTCCGGTAATTGATATTAATCCACTACCTTCGCTGATTCTAACATCAAATCTTCTCAATAATCCTGTTGGACTCGATGATGTCTCTGCGTATTCTCAAGATATTAATGTAAGAGGTACTGACAATGATCCACATGCTGCAGTATATGTTTCCAATCCAATTACATTAACAATTCCGGCAAATTCTATTAATGTGATTCTTTCGGCAAATAAAAATGAAACAAACGATATAAGAGTTCTTTATCAAATCTTTAGGGCAGATCAATCATTTGACGAAGATTCCTTCGAATTGTTCCCTGGTTATTCAAATTATAAAGTTGACGGTATTGGTAGAAGTGTAATTGATGTTTCCTTAAGTGATGGAACTTCCGATATATTTGTAAAAGAATCGAATGACGGAGAATTTAAAGATTATACATACACTGTTGACAATCTTCCACCATTTACTGCTTTTGCGATTAAGATTGTTATGGCAGGAACTAATCAGGCATCTCCTCCAATTATTTCTCAATTGAGAGCTATTGCAACCAAATTACCAAATCTCGACTAATAAGTTATGGAAAATGTAAAGGTAAAGGGGAAAGATCACTTAGTAAGGAACATAGAAACAAATGCTATTATCAATACAGATGTGAATGGTTATGAAGAATACGAAAAAAATTATAGAAGGATTTATAATCAAAATAAAAGAATTGATGAGGTAGAAAAAAACTTAAGTAAAATTAAAGATGATATGGATGAAATTAAACAATTATTGAGGAATTTAGCAAATGGATCCTGATAAAATACAACTTGAAAACTTAACTAAAAGTTTTGAATATTTTAAATATTGTTCCGAAATAGATAGTATAGAGGATATTGAACAACTAAAGAATATTGCAAAATCCTACTTTAAATTATATCTAAAACAACAAGAAGTAATTGCGAGTATTAAAATCTAATGGCACAACCTTCTACTAGACAAGAACTTATTGATTATTGCAAAAGAAAACTTGGAGCTCCAGTTTTAGAAATTAACGTTGCAGATGAGCAAATTGATGATTTGGTGGATGATGCCATTCAGTTTTTTCAAGAGCGCCATTTTGATGGGGTTTATCCAACGTTTTACAAATATAGAATAACGCAAGAAGATATTGACAGGGGGAGGTCTAGAGGGGGTTCTTCTGTGGTTGGAATTGCTACTACCACCACAACAACTTCAATTGTTGGTACTGCTACAACATTTACTTATGAAGAAAATAGTAATTATCTACAAGTTCCGCCAAATATTATAGGCGTAAATAAAATTTTTACGTTTGATGGGACAAATACTGTTACTAATAATATGTTTAGCGTGAAATATCAATTATTCTTGAATGATGTTTATTATTGGGGTTCTACTGAACTTTTGAGTTATTCTATGACTAGGACTTACTTAGAAGATTTAGATTTTCTTTTAAATACACAGAAGCAAATAAGGTTCAATAAAAGACAAGACAGGTTATATTTAGATATTGACTGGTCATCAGTAGCAGTTGGAAATTACATTATAATTGATTGCTACTCAACATTAGATCCAAATGATTACTCTAGAGTTTGGAATGACTCCTTTATTAAACCGTATTTGACATCACTCATCAAAAGGCAGTGGGGGCAAAATATGATGAAATTTACAGGGGTTAAATTGCCAGGTGGAGTTGAACTAAATGGCAGACAAATGTATGATGACGCTCAAAAAGAAATAGATACCATAATGGAAAAGATGTCAAATACTTATGAACTTCCACCATTAGATATGATTGGATAAAAACAAATGCTAAATCCATTTTTTCTACAAGGATCAAAGTCAGAACAAGGTTTGATACAAGACTTGATCAACGAACAGTTGAGGATGTATGGTGTTGAAGTTCACTATATGCCCAGAAAATATCTTACAGAAAAAACGGTGATGAGAGAAGTTATCGAATCTCTCTTCGACAATGCATATCCAATTGAAGCATATGTTGACACATTTGATGGGTATTCGGATAATCCAACAATTTTGTCAAAATTTGGCATTCAGGCTCTTAATGAAATAACACTAATAATATCAAGGGAAAGATTTAAAACATATATTTCCCCTTTAATAGAAAATCAAGACAACATAAAATTATCAACAAGACCTAAGGAAGGTGATTTAATTTATTTTCCTCTGGGAAAAAGATTTTTTGAAATAAAATATGTAGAGAACGAAAAACCTTTCTACCAGTTGCAAGGATTATATACTTATCAACTTAGATGCGAATTATTCAGACTTGAGGATGAGATTATTGATGTCAATATTGAAGAAATTGATAATGCATTAGGTGTAGTTGATGAATATGGTGATGGTGATGTTTCCGAGTCTTATGGAAATCTATTCAATTTAACAATGGTCGGACTGGGCGTAACAGCATCTGCTACATCTTCAGTTATAAATGGTGGTGTTAGATTTGTTACTGTCACAAACAGAGGAAAAGGTTACACCTCAATACCACTCGTAGGATTCTCTTCTGCGCCGAGTGGGGGACTTACTGCAACAGGTATAGCAGAAATGATAGGTGGTATTGTTGTTTGTAATGACAATACTAATCCACAGGCAAGGTCTGTTCAAAGTGTGTTGATTACAAATTCTGGATATGGGTATACAACTCCACCAGGAGTTCGATTTATTGGTGGTGGAGGAAAGGATGCAACATCTACATCCACTATTGGTGATGGTATTGTTGGAATAATTACTGTTACTAATGGTGGTTCTGGTTATATCTTACCACCAACAATAACATTTAGTGGAATTTCTTCAGTATCAGCAGCAGCAACTGCAGTAGTTTCAGCGTCTGGTTCAATTTCTGCAATTTATATTACAAATTCTGGACTTGGATATACAGAATCTCCAACAATAACAATTGGAGACCCAAATCTCACTTCATCTGGAAGTTTTGTTATTAATGAAACTATTACAGGTTCACAGAGCAATACGACGGCAAGAGTAAGATCTTGGGATTCAACTACAAACATTCTTCAAATTTCAAACTACACTGGCGAATTTATTATTGGAGAAAATATCATAGGTTCAGAATCTGGCGCTTCTCATTATTTACGTTCCGCAGAAGCATATTCAGCAGATGATGGATATGTTGCAAATAATGAAATTGAAACTGAAGCTGATAACTTTATAGATTTTTCTGAGACTAATCCGTTTGGTATGCCATAAGTATAAATATTAATTATTTGTAGGTCATTTTATGTTTGAATATTTTTATCACGAAATCTTAAGAAGGACAGTAATTTCTTTTGGTTCCCTCTTTAATAATATTACTATTAAACATAAAAATGACTCAGACGATGTAGTAAGTGTAATAAAGGTTCCTTTGGCATATGGTCCAACACAAAAATTTCTAGCTAGGTTAAATCAATCTAGTGATTTGAATAGACCTGTCCAAATAACATTACCAAGAATGTCATTTGAATTTACGGGTTTGACTTATGATGGGACAAGAAAGTCAACAACAACACAAACATTTACAGCAAAATCGACAGAAGATAGTACTGAAATCAAAAAAACATATTTACCAGTTCCCTACAATATGCAATTTGAATTGAGTATTATGTCAAAATTAAATGATGATGCTCTTCAGATTGTAGAACAAATACTACCCTACTTTCAACCGGCATATACAATGTCCGTTGAATTGGTAGACATTATAAATGAAAAAAGAGACGTTCCAGTAGTTCTTGAAAATATTACAATGCAAGATGATTATGAAGGTGATTTTACAACAAGAAGAGTATTAATTTATACGTTAAGATTTACTGCAAAGACATATCTTTTTGGTCCAACGTCTTCCGCAACAAAGGATATTATCAAAAAGGCTACTATCAGTTATATTACTGGAGACACTACCGCTTCCCCAAGAAGAGAAGTTATTTATACAGCAGAACCAAGAGCAATACAAAATTATACTGGTATTGTTCTTACCAATTTATCCAGTGATGTATCAATTGCAGATACTTTAATTTCAGTCAATGATGCAAGTTCTATTTCAATTAATACATATTTGGATTTAGAGGGAGAAGAAGTATACGTTGTCTCCAAGTCGGGCAATGTTTTAACGGTCGAAAGGGGTAAAGATGGAACGACCATCACTTCCCATCTTGGAGGTTCTCCAGTCAAGTCTATTACTTCAGCAGATAATTTACTAATCGAAGAGGGAGATGACTTTGGATTTAGTGGATCACTTTCTAGTTTTTGATAGAATATGAAAATGACAAAAAAATTCGACAAATTGAATGATACCTTTAATATAGAAAGCGAGATAGTCTCTATTGAAAAGGAAGTTAAACCGCAAATTGATAAAATTTCTACAAAATCAAATGATGTAGTAAAAGATTATGAATATACTAGGGGAAACTTATATTCTCTAATAGAAAAGGGTCAAGAGGCTATTAATGGTATTTTAGAATTGGCACAAGAAAGTGAGATGCCTAGGGCTTATGAGGTAGCAGGTCAACTTATTAAAAACGTTGCAGATGCTACAGACAAACTAATGGATCTTCAGAAAAAATTAAAAGATGTTGAAGAAGAAAAACAGAAAGGACCAACAACAGTAAATAATGCACTTTTTGTCGGATCAACTGCAGAATTGGCAAAACTTTTAAAACAACAAACTGAAAATGAAAACGTTTAAAAAGTTTCAAGAAGAGTGGACGAATAAATATAAAAAGAGTATTGACTGCTCAAATCCAAAAGGATTTTCTCAACGTGCTCATTGTGCGGCAAGAAGAAAAAGAGCAAAAGGTGAAGAAACTAAATCAAAACCAGTTGAATGAAAGACAACAAATTCTCCCACAAAACACCACACTTAAAAGGAAAGCAACATCAATTGGATCCTAATTTGGATCTAAAGCAGTCAATTCATCACGCGACTGTACAGTATGTTGAT